CTCTTTTAGTTGAGCTTTCTTAGTGGCGTAGTAGATCGTGACGGCGATCTTGGCTTGATTGATTCGATATTTCAAGGCTGAAAGCTGTTCGCCCGTCAGCTCAAGGTTTACGGGACGCGCAGGCTTGCGTTTTCCAGGGTATTTCTTCGGGTTTTTATAGGCTGGAAAAGCACCGTCGCCACTGATCGGCGACTTGCCTTGAGCTATGCCAGTCTTCATTTCATCGACGATGAGCGCGCCGATCTCGCGTAGCGCGTTCGCGTCAAAGATCCGACGCAAGCCAACCTTGGTCGTGATGTTTCGTTTCAGTCTGTCAGCGAACTGCTTAGGTGTCGTCATCCTCAACAAACTCCATTGCCACTTCCTTGATGGCATCGAGAATGCTTCGCTTGAACGTTCCGCCTGGCTTCGGGATGAAATCTCGCGCCGGTAAGTTCGAATCGCCGGAGAAATTGTTGTGCCCGTCGGCCTTCGCTGCCTGCTTAGATCCCTTGGTCCTGAGTTTCAGATTGCCGCCCGACGTAGGTACGCAATCGGTCGCTAACAGCATGTCGCCGTCGAGAATCATATCGGCGTAGGAGTTCCCGCCCTGCGCTACCTTGCGTTTCTTGTATTCCTTGGACAGCGAGCGCTTCCAAGATCCGCCTCTTACCGGGCTCGTGCCGTCGCCGACGTGTTCTACCACGGCGTCAATCACGATTTTGCCCATGCGCTCTAGTGCCTCGCGCGACACGCGCTTTGGTCGCTCGATGCCGACGAGTTCGAACGGGTCGAATTCGAATGCGAGTTCACTCGGCATCGGCTTCGACCTCCTCCTCTGTTTCGTCTTCGTTGAACGTCGAGCCGCCTGCAGGCATCATCATTTGCATCCGCTTAAGTGATTCTTCGGAGATTTTCAGCAGTTTTTCCTCCGCCTGCTGCTCAGTCATGTCGGGATTGTCGATCATGATCACCTCGGCCATCGTGCTGATGCCGAGTTCCTTCCGCGCCTTGATGTTGGCGAGGCGTTCGCCTTCGGTCAGTACCGGCTTGATCGGCGTAAACCGCGTGGTCAACGTCATGCCGATATCTGGCGGCAGCGTCGGCAAGACCTTGAACGCGGGATCGGCATCGGCGGATGGCTGGATATCCGCCTGCCATGCTTGGATGATGCGAAACGCTTGGCGCTCCTGATCCGCGTACTGCGAATACTTGTCTTCGGTCTCATTCGTGACCTCGGACTGCTCGACGATCTGCGCGATGCCGCTCGGGAACTGCTTCGGTTCCAGGTTTCCCGATACCTGCGTGACGCTGAGATTGTTGGTCGTCAGCAGCATGGCCACGTACTGCTCGATGGACTTCATATACATTTCGAGGTTGGGGCTCGCCGACGCGAACGAGACCTCAGGCTTCGGGTCGTCCTTCTCGGGATCGTAGTCAAACAGCAGCGCTTGGCCAGGTCCCACGGCGTAGCTGTCTTTTAGATTCCGCCCGGTGATTACCAGCATGCCGAAGCCTTGCATGTAGGCGACGAAAAACATATCGGTGAGCGTCTTGTTGACGAGGATCGAGCCATCGACGATATCCTCGCCGCCTTCCGCCCAGAAGCGACCGTCTTGCTCCTCTGCGTTGTTCACGAATGGCAGCATGCTGATCGGGTTGAGCGGCGACGTCTCGCCATTCTCATCGACTTCCATCATCGCACCGCAATAGGTGCCGTCCTCGTAGGTCGTGAAGTGATAGTTATCGCTCCACCATATGAACGTCTGCCGGCGTCCCGCCATGCGCTGGTCGATTGGCGAGTCGGCTATCACTTGATCAACGCCATCAGGTCCCGGAGTGATCGACCCGCTACCGTGGTAGGCCGCCGCTTGCGGTGTCGTGTGATGCACGGTGTTATCGACGTTGAGATAGTCGCTCAGGATGACGCAGCGCGCTATCTCGCGGTTGAAACAATCCTCAATGACGTCGTACTCCCAGGGTCCGAACACGCGCATACCGACGCGCATCGTCGGCTCGTCTGGCGTCCCGCCGCTTTTCTCAGGCAGGAATCCCACAATGCAGTTCCGATGCAGCTCGCGGTACCTGTCGGCTTTCTTCATCTTGTCGTTGAACTTCAGAAATCGCGCCATCTCCTGAACGGCCAGCGTATTGTCGTCGCTATCGGACGTCCTAATCACGCCGCCCGAATAGGTGCGCGCCAACTTGCTGACGATCTTGCGGCAGATCGACAGGTTCGACACGCGAGATTCCATCTGTGCCAGCGTCTCAGGCTTCAGGCGATCGGCTTTGAAAGACGCCATCACATGCTTAGACGTCCGATCCTTGTAGACGTCATATCGGCGGCGTTGGTCGTCCTTCCGCGTGAGGTTTTCCGAGCCGACTATTTCGGCGATCACCTGCTTGCGGAATTCGATATCTAACAGCTGGTCTTCGTGCATCAGTTTCACGGAAGTTTCCCCCTATCTAAATTGGACTTGCCGCATGCCCGCGTTCGAACTGCGGATGAATGAATGCACTCTGCAAATATGATAGCCGGCGCTCGTTGTGATGTGCTGGTAGTCGTGTCGATCATCCTCGACATACTGCCCGCCTTCTTTTGGCGCGACAAGGCGAAGGCCCTTATCCAACATTTTACACGGCTTGTAGACGAACAGCCTAGTTTTCCCCAAAGCGTTGCGGCAGTAGCCGTTAACGAGATTGTGGCGCGTCCTGATCGGCGGGTTGGCCTTCGGTACGCTGATATCAAACTCAAGGCGCGAGCCATCCTTGCGGCGGAACCGGGAAAGGAACTCGCGGATGATATCGTAGTCGGTCTTCTTAGACTTCGTCGTGCGAGATCCGCCCGTCGCATCGCCGTTGATGACGAAGAAGTTCTGATTCTCGAATAGACCTTGGCCGGCGATCTCCTCAAGCAGGTCTTCGGTGTCCGCTCCCTCGACTACTGCCTCACCGAAGAAATGGAATGTCAGATCTGAGCCGATGCCGCGCACCTGGCTGTAGCACGCCGACATAGGCTTGCCGGCACCGATGTTGAAGTCGAACGAAACATGGATCGGTAGACCTTCATCTATCTCGTATTTCGTTTCTCGGAAGTTCTTCGGGCCGTAAGCGTAGTAGATGACGCCAGTCTTGATCTCGACCCATAGGCCGTAGACCAGTCGCTGCGCCATTTTCTTGTCGAGCGTTTCGAGCAAGCCTTCGGTGTAGGTCTTCGGCAGAAAGATATTGTCCTCAGTGCTCGAGAACCAAACGTGTCGCTTGCGATTGACGCCTTCAGTCCTCCCGGCCATGCGCTCGCCAATCTGGAAATACTCATAGGCGGGATGGCTCGGCGCGTCAGGGTTGGTCGCCGCCATTATCCAAGACCTTGGGACGTGGCGAAGCCTGCCGACCCTCGTCTTGACGAATAGGTACGCCGGCCAGTGGTCGATTCCGTTTTCGGTTAGCTCCTCGATGATCGCGATCGACAGCTCAAGCGAGCCGAGTTTCTTGAACTTCCGATCGTGCCAGCTGCGCGAGATATAGCGGCTGCCGTTGCGAAACCAGATCTCGCAGTTGTTATCAGTGAATCCGAAATCTCGACCCTCGCGAAAGAGCGACCCATCGGTCTTGACCGTCCCCTCGATGTGCTCAAGGATCTTCGTATAGATCGTGTCGCGTAGGTCTGGCATCGATTGCCGCCCGATCAAACACACGCCGCGCGGGTAGGCCAATAGATCGTACATGGACATATGCGCGAGCAAGATCGACTTGGCCGAGCCGACCGAGCCCGACAGCAAGACCTCGTGAACGCCAAGCGAGTAGTCAAACTCGCAGTTGATCGCGTTCATCACGTCGGCTTGATAGGGGATATGCGGATAGAAATCAGAGAATGATGGCGTGGATGACTGGGCGTCGGCCATCAGTGCTCACCGCTTAGGGTTGGTCACGCACTCGCATTGGATGATGGGACGGTAGTTTTTCTTTCCGAATCCAATTTTAGAATCGGCGCGGCGAGCACCGAAGTCGAAACACTTCTCGCACTCGGCATCGCCTCGGCGCATGCAGATCAGGCAGGCTTTGTGCATTGGCCTACCGCATGGGCAGCGGCGCTCCTCGTAGGTAGGTGCCGCCCCGTCATACGAAGCAAGCTCGCCAAGGGTCTGGCTGCTTGCATAGTAGATGCGCGGATTAACAGGTGTCGTCATTGCAATAGGATACCACGCCGCGCCGCCGCGCCTGGGTATGACCTGATAGTCTGGTCGGTAAGGTCGTTCTGCTCTGCCTCGAATTCCTTTTCG